TTTGACCAGTGAATTTTCTCCATGGGTAGACCTCCTTTTATTCGCTTACTTGGATCGGCTATACTCTGGGTATAGTTTCAGCATATCCGCTATAATCCGCCTGTTTTCCTCAGTGTCTATATAAACACCATCAGGAACACCTTCAAGGTCGTATATTAGTTTTATACCTTCAGACTCTGCTATGATACTTGCTTCCTCATCAGTTGCAACCTGCATTAATTCGTCATTTCTTTCAACGTGCAAAGCATTGGGGATGTAAAACTCGCTGCCATCAGCTACAGCAATCACATAGGCTTTATTCATTTTGTTACCTCTTTCCGGCTGTTATCAGCCTAAAATTGACCAATTACCTGTATAGGTTTATTACTCCATCGTTTGACCGGATTTTTCCCAGTCCATCCACCTAAACGGCTGTCAATTGCCCTGCGGCAGTCATCCGCAGTCTTATAGATGTTATGGTCATTATTCAGAGTAGTATACCAACCAGGCTGTTCGCTATGCTTGCAGATCAATTCCCCACGATACCGGTAAACTTGTGCCATTGCTCACACTCCTTTCATACGAGAAAACCTGCATTTTGAGGGCTGTTATATACTGCGTGGTGTTATTGCTGTTACTTTGACTTTTCCCTTACTTACAGCGATTCGCTGCCGGACATAATAGTCCTGTGTGATGTCGTGGTCATACACGTGCCAGTGTTCGCCTTGACTGAGGTTATAGTTCTGCTTGTTGAATACATTGGCTATTACTTGGGCATGTTCCCCACTTGCAAAAAATGCGTGAGTTTTAGAGTGTGCAAACTCCTTGCCTGTTATGGTTTTGGCTATTAGTTTTTTCATGGGTTAGACCTCCTTTATTTGTTTCCGGCTGTTATAGGCTTAAACAGATAGTCACTAGGGTAGATACAACAAAGACTAAACACAGGTAAAACATTAGACTTGTCTACTTTCCCAGGCTGCAAAGGCTGATACTGAGAGGAGTAATACAACAATAAAGGCTAGGCATGAAATGGGGTAACTCATAGGTAAAACCCTATGGGCTGGGGTATTGTGTGCCCTGCGTTGCGAATTGTTATGCTGTGGGGTTTTGTGAAGTTCCAGCCCAATTTTTGAAGGGCTATTTCCACTTGTCTAATGCTGTCTTCTGTGTTGTCTGCTACTAACCAATTACGCTGCGCTATAGCTGTTTGTAGTCTATCGTGTAACTTTTCGCGGGTCACGTGGAGAACAGGAGCAGAGTAAAGGGTTTTTAGTCCTTCCCAGTCCTCAGAGTAAGAATCACGTAATGCGCGGGTTAGGGTATGCTTTTCGATAATCATGTTATAGACCTCCTTTGTTATAGGTAATTGTTAGGCTGTTATAGAGTGCTTTTATGGTTCCCTATGGGAAGGTGTAACCCTTCCCCGCCTTGAGCTTAAGGGGCTGTTTATAGTCGCTCAAGCGACTGTTATAGAGTTATGCGAATATTTGCCTTAACTGACTTACTGTCTGCCAGCGTATACCTTGCGCGTCTTGCGCTCCATGTGCCATGTATAACTCTAAGACTGCATCTTTATAGGAAGTTGTCTTGTATTGATTCCAAGCTGTTGTTATAGCTTCTTTTGATAGGGTTAGAAGTCTAGACATGAATTGCTCATCAGTTTCAACAGCTTTTGCGGATTCGCGCTCTTTCTCACATTGTAGAAGGTATGCTTCTTTCTCAGTCTGTTCACGTGCTATGACTTCGGATTCTTGCACGAAGTCTTTTAATGTGCATGGAATTGTAAATGGCTTACCCGTGAGTAAATGGGCCTTTATATGCTCATTCCATGCCTTTTGTGCGTCATTATTGGTCATATAGAGGTAATGCCTAGCTGTTGCCTTTACTTCTGCTAACTGCTCCTTTGTGCGTCTTGCCATTGTATACACTCCTTTAATAAATTTTTTTGTCGTGTCGTTGTACAAGAAAAGATAGCTTTTAACTAGTAACAAGCTACAATATTACGATTAATGAGCAAGTGATCAAGAATTCGGTTAAGGTCTGCTGTTATTTCGTGTTGCCAATAGTGTATATTGCTTTGTTCAGTCCATTGTAAGCGAAGGTATAAGTCTTCTGTTACCTTGCAATAGTCTGCTGTTATAGTGCTATCAGACTGTATTAATGGGCTGATCTCATTAACTAGGGCTGTTATTATGGGCTTCAAGTTAGTTTTTAACCATGTTTTTTTATTGTCGTCCGTGCCGGATTTTGACCACTGTTTACCTAAGTATAGGCTGAATGGGGCTTTAATAGTTCTTTCCATTGTATACACTCCTTTATTATTGTTATGGGTTGTCCTAGGGTTGTTATAGGGTACGGGGTGTTATAGCAAAAACCAGGTTTTAGTTAGCACACTCCTTGTCCACAGAATAGCGGATACCCTGGAAATTGACTTCGCCACTAGCACAAGAAGGGCATATGTGAAGGGTAGGATATGCTGCGCGAATCTCTTCTGCGTGTACTGTTATGGGGTCTGTGGTCTGTGTGTAGCACTTTGGACACACTATTGATACATGAGCCTTTAAGGATTCTAGGGCCTTTTCTAGAGCTACCCTACCAAGCACAGTTGTACACTTGGTGCTGTTATGGGTGATCTCGTACCCGTGGTAAGTCTTAGTAAGGGTATAAGTACCGAGTAAAGAGGATGACATTGTAACAGGTGAGAAGTCTGCATTATGCCATTCTATAGCCTGCTGTAAGTTAGCTATAGCCTGCTCCTTAGTTTTGCCGAATTCAGAATACTCACCAAGAGTAGCAACAAAGCCGGACTTTTTACCATAGATAGTGCGGGTAACTGATACCTGAATTTTAGACTTAGACATTGTTATATACCTCCTTGTTATTGGATAACTACTCCTAAACATGCCCTAATGACTAGGACATATTTAGCAGGAGTTAATCCTGCTATTTGCTGTTAGACTTCATAAATAAGTCTAGTAGTTCCCTGCGACGTTTTGCCCATTCTTGACGGGTGATCTTATCGGCGAGAAAGTTTTGACTGTTGACTTCGTAAAGGGCTTTGAATTGTTCTAGTGACATTATATGACCTCCTTATTGTTTATAGTTTGTCCTAGGGCTGTTATAGGGTTTACTAGTCCCACCACTAAACACACTATTGGTAGTGTATTTAGGGGAAGGGCTAGGCTAGAGAGCCTAGCTGTTAACGGTTAGTATACTTTTCTACTGTTTCCGCTGCCCACTGTATTCCACTAGGCAAACAGGAGATATAAAGCGTTTTGCGTTCTCCCTTGCCCGCCGGAACATCATTTTGGGAGCCTGCTATAGTGTGAAAAGCGATATCGCCGGAGGTAAGATTAATCTCTGCATAAAGGGTATATTCTCCACTAGTAGCCTGGGAACAGTGATTATAAAACTCGCGGAGGGCTGCAACCTTAGCAGGTTTATTCTCCTGCATTATATCCTCTAAGGAGAATTGATTACGTTGTCTAGCCTGGTGCATATGCTTAGCAGCTTTTGTGCCCGTGTTGTAAGTATTGCCGGAGTCTAGGAGATCAGAAACATCTATGCGGAGTTTTTGGGCTAACTCCTGAAGGTTACAGGAGTAAGTATAGACATTAGAGGAGTTGGGGAATGTCACAAGGTATTTACCATTCTTAGAGGTGATAGTGCCGGAGAACTGATCCTGCAGAAACTTTAGGCGGAGTTCTTTCATATGGTTGGCCTCCTTAAAGTGTTATTAGAGGTAACTACCTCTCTGCTACCCACTAAGCTAGTGGGCAGGAGGGAAGGAGTTAGGCTCCTTCTTTATAGTACTTGGTTAGCGTATTCTTTCCATTCGGTGTCTAACTCATAAGCCTTTAGACTCTTGGTGGCCTCTATCTCGCTGTCAGTAAGTACCACTAGTACTCTAAAACCATTGGCGCGTAATTGCTTAACAAGTTCGCCTTTGGTCATGTCGTTAGTACTCATACTCTTTAGATTGCCGTTGCGAGATGTTCTGTATATTGCGGTTAACCTTGTCATTACTCACACACTCCTTATATCTAACTTCCTAATACTATTATATCAAAAACTAGCGTTAATACAATGGTTTTTACCTTTGCCGGATAATTTTTTATGGCGCATAACAAGGGTAGGGGGCAGAACGGTATATGTAATGTGGTTAATGAATTCCAGCCACGTTTCATATAATGAAACAATTATCGCGCAATATTTAAACAAGTCATTGACGGTAGTAATGCAGGAAGCATGTATAAAGTGCCATGTTACTATGATCTGTAGTAGTTGTATAATACAATTGTTTCATGTGGAACATAGTGGCCGGTAGTTGTACTACATGGTGCAGTAGATTACTACATATAGTAGTAAGTGTATGTTGCAATTAATAACATGGTTATATACTACAGTGTGTAGTAGTATCTCAGTCCTGAGTAGTGCGCTGTTACTATTCGACAGCTATCTAATTAGACTATCACCTAATCCATATGAATTAGACCACTATCTAATTAGCATGGTAAATGATTACTACAATTCACGCTCGACAGCCTCTAACCATGCCCAAAGCTATCACCTACCTGATAACGTATATTCTAAGGTAGGCAAAAGGACTTGATACTACTAGTTATTGGCCTAGTGGGGGTAGGTTTACATTAAATTATAGCCAGGTTTCACCAAATCTGCCCCTAGCACATCTATTCCCACACCCATATTATTTTCCTAGTTAATTCCTATACTTTCCATTTACATTCCATTATTTGAAATCGCACTCCATAAATCTCCCTTCCCCTTTCGATTTTCTCTTCGACAGCCCTTCGACAAAACCCAGCAGTATCAACACTCTTTGCCACCTTCACTCTCACTCATTTTCACTCAAAATCATCATATTCATCCTATTTTCATGCCCCAAACCCTTACCCCACCTACCTCTTCCCGAATCCCTTATCATTTCCTCATTTTTACCCTTTATTCGTCATTCTTTCGACCAATTCAATCCATTTTTCATCTTTTCGCCAATAATTTATCCCACATATTAGCCCCAAACCCCATTCCCTTACACTCACTCACGTAAAATCAAAAATAAGTACATCCCCTACCTGCCCAGACATGCATTATTTCCCCTTGCTCCCGCATATGCTTCTAGTGCGAAGCACAGGAGCGTATACACCTGCTGTAGTAAGGACAAGTCTAAAATGCACCTCAACAACTAATGACAACCCATTTCCACCAACTCCATACCCAAAACAAAAACTGCTGATCCCACTCCTGGTCAGCAGCTTCTTTTTACCTTCTTTAAGGACAAGCTATCCTTGTCCAATATTCGGGCAACCTTCTACAATATTTACTCTCCCTTGTCATATTTATTTTTCACTTACATAACCTCTACTAACAACATAAAGGAGGTTATCAACATGCCCATACCCATCATCCCCATTCTCCCAGGTATAATGAAGTCCATAATCGCCCTACTCTCTTTCCTATTAGTATTCAGCCCACTACCAGCCACACCTAATTCAGTCTTTAGTAAAATTGACCCCAAACCATTTTCAGATCAAGCCAAACAAGAGTTAATAGAATACATCAATAAGCACCCACAAGACTACTTCAACTTTGAAACAAGTGAATGGAACATCGAGAAAATAGAAGACTTATCTCGCCTAATCATCAGAGACTTTGTAACATCGCTTGAGTTTGAAATCATCGAGAAGCGTCACAAATGGTTCCTTGATCCTAGACTAGAAGAAGCATCTCGCTCATTCGTCCATAAAATCCTATGGGAAATAGACTTTGACCAAACACTCCAGGATATCCCCAAACCAGCCGGCACTCCCGTATACATCTGGACTGAGAATCGTTCATGGGTAATTAAATCTCCTGACCCCAATGCTAAAACATTATTCGGCACAGATATCCTACCGCTGCCATTCACTGATGAAGCTGAGAATGATGTGGTAAGAGAACATGTTCAAAAGATATACCCCAACCATCTTATAGTAATTAGGTAGGTGTCAAACCTACTTCTTTTTTTTGTCTAAATTAAGGACAAGTTAATCTAAATTCAATCCAAATTCATCCCCAAATTTTTCACTCAAACTTCCCTTTTCGCCACCCTGTTGAAACATTTTCTTCAAAACAAAATCCCCTCATTTCTGAGGGGTCAGCATCTCTGTATGGTACACATTTCCAGCCTTGAAACACTAGTAAATACAACAGCAAATATTTCCCAATATGCCCAATTTGACGTTCAAAATCCCATGCCTATGTATTCATACTCACTGAAATTTGCGTGGCTTAAAAGGGCATAATTTTGCACTTTGTCACCATTAGACAATACTTATTTTAATCTACATTCTTTCTTAATGTTATCCAACATCTGCTTCTTTTTCTCCACACTATATTTCCCCATCTCTACACTCACTATAGTATAATCTCTTTCATAATAAATCCTGGTCGCTTTACTAATATCATCTACTATCCTCTGGTCTCCAGCCATAAGTGCAAATCCCTTCATTCTTACCATCTCGTGTGCTGCTGATTCACCACACACTCCACCATCGACTCTATACTGATTAATCTCTTGTCTAATCACTGAGTTCAAATTCATATACTTCCCATGCTCAACAGATATCAGCCCCTTTTCTTCCATCTGTTGAATCACTCTGAATGCCGTCTTATAACTACATTTCAATGCCACACTAAATTCATGATAGCTGATCTTAGACCTAAAGGCTCCCCACCTTAGTATGTAACATATCACTGCCCATTCTTCAGGAGTAGATACTTTTTCATACAACATACTAGGTATGAGTGTGAAACAATCACTCCATTCCTTTTCAAGTTTAATCTTTACACACACATCATCTCCAGTACAAGATATCAGTCCTACCCCACACAGAGCTTCAAGAGACTCCCTTATCCTTTTCCTGTTGTCTGCTTCCTTTTTCAGAAGTTTAATCTCTCTATGTAAGATACCAATACTTGTATTTAACTTTCCATGCCCAAATCTCTGCCACATGTAGAGGTAAGAGTATACATACAAGTCATTAGGAGTTAGGTATTCAAGCGTAGCCACTTCATTCCCAAGTTTAATAAAATTCAATTTAATACATCCTCTCTTGTTCAAGTAAAAAATAAGAAAGAAAAAGAAGAAAGTACTCCCCTTCCCACTCACATGTCACAATGCGTTCCCCCACCGTAAGGTGGGTCGTTTCCCCGTCTCTTTCTTCGTCGTTTTTCTTCTTCGGCGTTTCTTTAAAAAAGGTTAATCTTATTTATTCTTATAGTTATTCTTAGGTCTATATAGATTAAGTCATAATATCACCTCTTTTTGGTTTTTGAGAACGGTATCTTGGGCAACGTTTTGCGTTTTCTGAACGGTATCATAGTTACCTTTTTTGTCCTCTGTATTTAGTAGTCTATCACACCTTCCAACTCCCTGTCAATTATTTTTTACCTTCTTACCCCACTACCTCAAAAATATTTTACCCTTCCCTACTCCTACAGTTCTAATAGACACAAATCGACAATACCATGTTAATACAAATCATAACTTTAATAAGGAGGTATCGCATGTTAGGTTCTATCATCGGTGCTGATGTGGGAAATCAAGATTCAAAGTTCTATTCCCACGGCAAATCCTTTGTTGTTCCCTCTTATGCATGTCGTGAGCGCATACGTGAGTTAGATAATGTTAAAGAAGAATACCATATCAAGATAAGCAATGAAATGTGGTGGACTGGTGAGTTGGCTAAACTTGAATATGGTACACGGGAAATTGAAAAGAATAAACTCATGCGAGATTCTAACCTTCCACTTATCCTTACCGGCATATCCTTAATGGTCGAAAATGAATCCCTAGTATCTGTTGTTGGCAGCACTCCTATATCTGACTACTCAGATACAACACTGTCCCTTCGTGACATACTCCGCAGCGTATGGAACATTGAGTTTTGTGGTAAGCACAAGAAACTCCACGTTGTTGATGTTCTAATGATGCCAGAAGGTGCAAGCGTAGGTTATGCTCTAGTCCTTGATGATAATGGTCGTGTCCATTCAAAACCTGAATTACTACGTATCATTGACATTGGTAGCAAAACAGTTAACTTCTGCACATTCCGTAGAATGAAATATATTGCAGCAGAATCAGGCACTCTCCCATTTGGCACCACATCTGCACAACTTGAAACGTATCGTCGTGTAGCATCTCGGTCAGATATAATGCCGGATGATGCGACTCCTGACGATGAAGCGAGACACAATCTATCTATCCGCATTCGCTCAGAAATCAACAAGTGGTGGAAAACTAATTGGGATGAAGTGCATCTAGCAGGTGGTGGTGCATTAATGTTGCAGGATCATTTAGACTTCCCTCTTGTATCTAATCCTCAACTCGCCACAGCAATAGGTAATTACAGGGTAGGTGTTGCCAAGTGGACGACAACACAGTTGTAGTAGTGAAGCGGTCAATTAGAAGCTTTCACCTTACACCGGAAATCTGTCAATACATTGACTCCCTACCTAACAAAAGCGCATGGCTACGTGACCTACTAGAAACTGTAGTAATAAAAAAAGAGACACTTGTGACGGAATCACAAGTGAAAAGATTAATCGAGGGATATGTCAGCAAGATTGCATTCTCGGCAATTCCCCAGGTGGCTGAACAAGAAATGAGTATTGCTAATGAGTTAGATGCAATACTTGCGGTTGGAAATAAGGAAGAAAGGAGTGAAGATTGATTAAAGTATTCCCAATGCTTTTCTAAAGAAAAACTTGGCTAGTTGCACAAGTCCGACTCCGATTGCTATTTCAGCGAATCCCATGTTCTCACCCCCAGTTTATCTTCCTGAGCGTATACTTCCCCATGATGGCATGAATCATACGTGGTTTTAAAGGAGTGTGAACAATGTTTTATGTATATACCTTTCTGTCTCTGCTCTGTGTCTTTGGTGGCATTTATCTTATGTTTCGTGGAGCTTATAGGCTGTGGATGCGAAACCATGGTTAGTATAATATTTAAAACAACAAGAAGGGAGCATTAGCGTGGACGTTACAAGTTTTTCTTCAATTATGAAGGCCGTTTTGGAGCTTAGCGATTTTCTGTGTTGGGCGTTTTTGGCATATGCCGGATTCGTTTGGATGACTGGAGACAAGACAAAGGCATTAGAAAGAGGAATAGGCGTTGCATCGGGATATCTTATCATTCGCAAAGCATTGTTTATTCGAGACTTTTTAAAGTCCCTACTGACACTTCCGATAATTATAGAAATCATTAAAAGGATGATGAAATAATGATGGAATGGATTAAACAATGGTTCACTCGAAATCCATCATCTACAGACAGATTCTTTGGTAGCTCTCCGCCAGCAGTAGAACACTGGCTGAGACAATTGCCAGAAAACCCTCCTGAAAGATTCTTTGGAAATCCATCGTCGGGCAATAGTGCTGTTATTGATGCAATTCTCAGATGGATTGAGAGAGGTGTAGTAGCATTATATAACTACATACGCCCAAGCTTACCAGAGATAATAACTCTAGCAATCGTGGGTTGCGCTCTCGCACTAATGGTTACTGGTGACAATAATAAATGGTACGGGAGAATAGTCATGGTTGGAGTTGTAGGTTTTGCAATTCTTATGATAGGTTAGGGGTGAGTCTGTGTTTAATTTTAAGTTTGAGACTATAAGCAACAAGAAGGTACTATTTAAGATAACCCCACATGCTACAGTTTTGAATTCAATGAATCGCAAGTTGTGGTACACCATACATGAAATAATGACAATGTATGACTCCCCCGTTTCCAGACTTACTCGTAATGGGCTGCATTTTACTTATAGACTCAAGGATGATATATGGTGGATAGTAACTATCCGCGCCAAACCAGGTGTAGAAGATAAAATAGAAAAGCAGGTAGAATTCTATATTTGCATGTCAGAATCTTTTGCAGAGGTCTTTCTTATCAAAGTTAAATCCCATGAGCAGTGGAAAAGGTGTACTGTTGAGGAAGTGCCACTTTCGTCTGTAGAATTTTCAAAGGACAATCTGAGTATGTATCAACTTCGCACAACAAGATCAAATATGTTTAGCCTTGAACATGATTATACTGAACAGCTATCTCCTATACGTGAAATAGTCCATGTGTCACAGGAAATGAAGGCAAATGATTTTGTTGGTTTGTTTGTAGGGATGGAAGCACTGTCTCGCAAACATTGGAAACAGGTCACTGACTATGCATGGGGAGTGTGGGATAGAGGCGGGGTTCCCACAAAAAGTGGCTTTGACCTGCAGCAGTTGCTAAAGGGAGTTAAAAATGCATTCTTCTTTGTATGTTGTGAAATATTCAATATCGTTGAATCTACAATAGCGGCAGTTGAAAATTCAATATTCCATGGAAGTAATAGCAATCCTGATAAGAAAAGAATAGAAATTGTTGATACTGAACGTGCAGAAATACTTGTTAATGGCTCTCTTTCCACACATACAAAACGGAAGCGTAATCTACCTGCGTTCTCTACATCTATTAATCTTGCAGTAAGTGCAGATAATCCTGCGCGAAGAGATATGCTTGCGTATTCTATATCAAGTGCTTTCACTGATTTGGCAGGAGACAATAAACTAGAGTTAATAAGGGTTAATCTGCGTTACGGGGAAAAAGTAAATTCTTTTGTTGTGCCGAATCCACGTCAGTTAAGTCCTATATTGTCCGTGGATGAAATAGGCAAGATTGTACAATTACCTACTTCTCATGTGCAGGAAGAATTCAAAGAGGCTATAAGTGCCAATAGAAGCGTTGAAGTGGATATTCCTAAATCCTTCCTTGACGATAAAGGCATTTACATGGGAACTGCACAAAAACGTGGTCAGAAGTTTGATGTTTACTTACCCAAAGACAATCCAGATAGACTTATGGCTACTCGTGCATTTATTGGTTCTATGGGTATGGGTAAGGATCAGGCTGTAGCAAATTTTATTGTTGAATCTAAGCTGAACCATGGCATAGGTGCAGTGATTATAGACGTTGTAGATGAACGCAATGAACATCGTGGCATAGCAGATGCAGTACGTGACCATTTACCACCAGAAGATATCATTGATATAGACTTAGCTGAATTTGATTATCCTGTTTACATTGGACTATCAGAAGCACTCGACAATTCAAATCCCCGTACTGTAAGTAGAATTACCAATGAGTTAGTTCAATTCCTTATGGGAGATGATTTTGAAAACTTCCAGACACGCAACTACCTTCGTGCTATGTCTAGGGCAGTAGGTGCAGACATCGTGCTAATAAAGCGACTCTTAACAGACTCTGTATACAGAAAGGCGATCATAGCGCAAGAGAAAGAAAAAGGCAGAGACACAGAAATGCTTGAAAACTATGACGGTATGGGCAGTGCGAGAAACATATCCGGCCCGATATTTGTCAGACTTGCGGAATTAACAGAAGATGAGATATTACGTCCTATATTCTGTCAGACACCTAATCCTGCATTGAAAACTAGGCAGTGGTTAGAAGAAGGCAAGGTGATTATATATCGCATACCTAAGAGGGAGATGGCTGATTCCACCATACAAACACTATGTTATTGGATAACGCTGAATGTGTATCTGACAAAGCTGTCATTGGGTGGACGCGGCGCAATGACATGGCTGGTTATTAACGAGCCTCATCAGTTTTTAAGTAAAGCTTCAGTAGACTGTTTTGAGCGAATATTAAGAGAGGGTCGCAAGTGGAAGTTGGCATCAATCTTTGTGTTCCATGGTTTTGAAGTATTTAAAGGATATTCAGGGTTTGTGGACACACTTATGTCATCATCACTTAGTTGGCATATCTTTAAGAACACTAACATCAACACATATAAGCAGGTTAAAGAGTATCTTATGCCAACATTTACGCCAGAATTGGCCATGGAGCAGACGAAAAAATACCAATACGTTGCAATATGGATGAACGCAGATGGCAAGTATGAAGAGGCTTTCATTATGAATGCACCGGCGTTGCTGACAGATAGGTATACCACTCGTAACAATGAGTTTCTTACAAAGAGACATGCGAGAATGTATGGTAAGCATTTGAGTGTCGTAGAGAAGGAAATACAGGACAAATCTCGTAGTAGGCAAGCAACTTAAACGGGCTACCCCTAGCAGGTAGCCCACTTTTTATTTTCCCAATCCCTTCAAAAGCCTACTCTTAGTATAGTTATCCGCACTCTCAATCAGCGCAATCAACTCATCTCTAGTCATGGTGTGCAACGCAGATGTGTCTATAGGCTGGTCTGTGCGAATTAGTGGCATGTCACCAAGTTTGCGCTTTTTTTTGACATAGACCTGAGCAGTGGTATCGACATTGTTGTGTTGCCCCTGTTGTGATGCTACATAAATGTCGCCTGTGCGCTCGTAAGTCTCATTGACACCAAGCTTCTTAATGGAGTGAAACACAATATTGCGCTTTTTGTGGTTAATGCCCACATCATCACAAGCCTTTTTGAGTGCTTTATTAATAGTCTTGGCTTCAAGCATGAACACTCTTTGTTTTTCACCCTTGGGATCATGCTCATTGTACAATGTGTCCCGCAGTTTATTATACAACCAACCAGGAATACCATTGTCAGTTTCTTTGTCACCTTTGTCTATTGTTTTTACATAGTAATTGCCGTCTCCATCTGGTTCAAAGCATTCCCATGTAAGATTGCGTAATGCAGTAATACGGTAGCTGGTGAAATATCCAACCTGCATAAAAAGACTCTTTTCTTCTGCTTTATGCTGTGATTTTAGTGCATCAAGTATGCGTAAGTACTCGTCATAGGCTAGAATACCGTAACTATTGGCCTTTGCTTTTTTAAGGTAGTCAACTTTGACTGCGCGAAGAAGGTCGATGCCGTCTTTGGTCTGAAAGTCGCTGCCACCAATGTTTGCAGAGAAGAATTTGTAAAGCCCCTTTACTCCAGCGAGTTTGCGGTTGACAGTTAGGTTGTTGTAGAGCTTGCGAAGATGTGTTTGATAAGATGTTACTTCTGCATTGGTCACTTTAATGTCTTCGCGAGTAAGTTGCTGTAAATCTTTGTTTCTTAGATACCTAAAGAATGATTCAATATCCTTCTTATAAGCCCTGCATGTAAGTGGTGTTAATTTGCCGAGGTAAGTATCAATCAACTCATAAATTGTTTCTTGGTGTAATAGCACAACATTCTCTGCTGTACGCATAAATATCGCCTCCCTTTGCTTTATAATATGATTATAGGGTAAGCAATATACATAGTCAATAGGATTTGATAAATATTTTTCTTGACTATGTAAAAACCATTTGATATACTATTGGTAACGGGAGGAGGTGAATAAGGGGTGTCCCGTACAAATGATGATGTGATAAGTTGGCTAGAAGAAAAGATACGAACTAATACTGAGAATGAAGAAGAATATGACTTTTACATACAGTATCGCAGGGTTGGCACTAGGATTTTTAGTTATTCAGAGTACCAGGATTTAATATACCAATTACAAGAGGAGGTTAATAACGGTGGGCCGTGTGAAGGTGGACATATACAAAAGAGAAAGAGAATTTCATTTTACTCGACTGAGTGATGTGGATGTGGTTAAGGGGCTAATTACACTAAAGGCACAGTTAGATATTTATAATGATTTTATGCAAGATTCTGGTGGAAAACTTGGGGTTTCGAATTTTAAGAATGTTAATCAGGAGATTGTAGTGCTATTCTCCGACCTTGACATATTGATTGAGAAGGCTAAGCTAATAGACAATCAGTCCGCATTGGTCAAGTTGTTAGGTTCAGGATTAATGGTTGAGGATATTGCAGAATTGTTGATGGTGGAGACAAGAAGGATAGATCGCTCAGTGGACAAGATTTGTAGGAAAATCATTGAGCAAAACAATATGGAATGGCTCCGTTGGGTACATATGAACTACATTGAGAGCGAATGGAAGACTTGCCGCGTATGCGGTGAACAGTATCCGGCGACAGAGATGTTTTTTCACAAGCATGATGGAAACGAAGACGGGCTGCGAAATGACTGTGTAGTGTGCAAAAGGCGTAACCGCCGAGATAATTACTGCTCTTTGGGAACAAAAATGGCAGAAAATGAGTTCCCCAGCCGTATAATTGAGGGGCTAAACGATTTTACACCCAAACCAAAAAAGGTCAAAGAAAAGAAGAAAAAGCCAACGAGGGCAGCAAAGGAACCAGAGGGTATGAAATTAATACTTCCAGATGGAACAAAGACTATTTTGCCTAATACTAAGGATGTGGTTAAGCGCAAAATGGTCGTTGATGAGATATTAGAAAAGTACAAAAGACATATTGAGGCAGGATGGGATGATGACAGGGTTCGCGTTTGTTTGGATGTATTAGGTTATTATTTGTGTAAACCTACTGAAGAAAATGTAGATACAGGAATACTATCAAGATACAAAATGCGAGAAATGAATGATGGTAGTAGAAAACATATTACGTTCTCCAGTCTTTCTAAGCGACAACGAGCAGCGTTAGGACTGCTTGACTTTGATGATAGTACAGAATAAAATCCTCACATTCATGAAAGGACGTGCGACTGCTTAGTGGCAAGATATGTAGTAGAGCACTCGATAAGAGATAGAGTAGGGGGCGTCTATTTATGAAAAAGAAATTGCCCGATAATAACCTATTTTTCGGACTGCGGCAAAAGATAACACCGGAACAAGAGGATTTTGCAGATGCAATTTACTCCGATAATTTTGACATTGTGTTTTGCAATGCGGCGGCTGGTACAGGAAAAACTACAATCGCAGTTGCGGCAGCGAAATTACTTGTGGGTGAGAAGAGGAAAGATGGTCTGGTATATGTTTTCTCTCCGGTAGAGGAATCGAAGATGGGTTTTAGACCTGGAGACCAATATGAAAAAGAATTAGAATATACGGCCCCCTTACGAGATGCACTAATAGAAATTGGAGAGCAGCCAGACAAAGCTATTGTGAACCCAAATAATATTACAGAATTAAAAAAGAAAACTGGCTGTGTATGGGTAGAAACCGCATCACATACGTTTAAGCGTGGTACAAACCTTAAGAACAAGGTTGTAATTATTGACGAAGCTCAAAATTTTACCAAAGAGCAGCTTCAAAAAATGCTAACTAGATGTCATGATTCTTGTAAGGTTGTGGTAATTGGACACAGTGGACAATGTGATTTGCCAAATCCCAATTTATCTGGTTTTGAAAGATATATTGAATGGTTTCGTGAACCAGAACGAGCTAAAATTTGTACTCTAACTAAAAACTTTAGAGGTTGGATGGCTCAACATGCAGATAGTTTGTAAGAGGTGAAATAGTGAACAAGGATGAGTTAATTGCTCTTGGACTACAAAAGCGAGAGGGCAAACTAAATATATCATGGCCTGAGTTGGGTTCTAAGTTTGGGATAGATGGAGAAGCGGCTAGAGACGCGATACGCAAGTATGAACGTAAGCACGGTATAGTACGCAATCCAACTAAGCAAACTGAATCCAATACAAGTAATGTAAATACATATAAAGAAACTATAGAACTAAACAAAGACGGCAGTCAAGTTTCTGATAAACTGCTTGAAATGTCTGCTGAACAGGCTAAAGATGCTACATATTTACTGAAAGCACATGGATATTGCCATAAGTCGTGGGAGATAGTTAGTTCCAGAAACAGTATGTGGCATGTTGGCGAGAATGTAAAATACTCAAGCAGGATTGTGGTTAAGCCAAGAGTTGATAGCATTTCACTTCAAGAGATAGAAGAACATTTTGAAACATTCTCTAAATCGTATACTCCCCCATCCCATCAACCAGTGAGATATGATATTAAAGGCAAAATGCTCGAAGTGAACATCGCAGATGCGCATGTCGGCAAGCTTTGTTGGTATGGTGAAACTGGTGAGAGTTATGATTATAAAATAGCAAAACAACGATTTTTACATGTAATAAACGATATTATTACTCGTACACAACATTATAAGTTCGAAAAAATACTCTTTGTGTGGGCAAATGACTTTTTCCACTTCGATAATATTGAAAGCTCAACCACAAAGGGCACGAGACAAGATACTGATATGAGGTGGCAAAAACTCTACCTAAAGGGCATTGAGATGTTGGTTGAAGGTATAGATTTGTTGTCTAATGTTGCTCCAGTAGAGACATTCTACATAGGCTCCAATCACGACAAGACTACTTCATACTATGCAGTTAATTATCTGTATGCGTGGTATAGAAATCATCCATATGTAACAGTGGACATTGACCCTAAATCTCGTAAGTATGTTGAGTTTGGCAAGTGCCTCATCGCATTTGCTCATGGTGATTCGGAAAGAAAGAGAATTGCCGGACTAATGCCTACTGAAGCCAGGGAAGCATGGGGTAGAACATTGTGGCATGAAGTTCATCTTGGACATTTACATAGTGAACAGGTCAGAGAAGAAAGTAATATCATAATCAGAAATGTGTCTAGTATTACTGCTACAGACAGTTGGCATTATGAGAGTGGTTATGTAGGTGCGGTCAGAAAGGCGCAAAGTTTTGTGTGGGATCGTGAACTGGGGTTAACTGATATTATACATTCGGTGATAACTGCATGAACCTCAAATGCACCCTCTGTGAAAACGAAGGAATGTACTTCTGCCCCTTAATACAATCGCTCATATGTGATGGATGTTGCGGATATGATATGACGCTAATAAATGCTCCAGAGTTAATTAAGTTACGTGCCCGCAAGAATGTTGATTGGACTACAATCACTAATACTTGCTTTAATTGTAAACACAGGCAATCTCGCTAAGCCACATACCATGACTCATGTGGAGTCAAATCTAATGTGGCGAGATTATCTTTGCGATGGCGTTTCGCGGCCATAACTGCGACTTGTAAGTGCGAGCATGGCGTTGCCAATAAGTCCATGCTCATTGTTAAAGTCACACTAGAAGTAGAACTGGCAGCTTCGCCCACTGTCTAACACAGTACATGAGTACATGATGGGATAGATGGGAAATGCAGGATCGTCGCCCTGCCTAGTGTGTATCAATGTCGCGTACCGGCAGCGACTAATAAATGTCCGGCCTGAGAAATGTTTGTCGCCTACTGGTGGCGACTAAAAAATTTCCAGTTTGATTGAGAGCAGGCTGCTGAAAAGCGTAAGCCCTGCTCGTTTAAATTTGGCTTTACGCCGACTGGATTAAAATTTGGAGGTTACACATGTACTTACCATGGTGGGTTGTTGGGGTGCTAGTTGTGTCTGCAATACCTACTTGGTTTAAGTATGGTGTGCATATATGGTTTTGGGTTAGTTGTTTTTTTGATCCTGTTGTTTAAGGAAACAACTCTTTTATATGGGTGTTTAGTTTGTGAAACGGGATTTTTGTTTGGAGGCGAAGTAATGGAGTATCCACAACACATAGGACAGATGGTTGGTGCTACATTTGATGGCAAAGCAAAGAATGTGCGAGTTGACAAGTTTACAGGTGGACTTGAATCCATTGAAACTAAACACGCTGCGATTCATGCTGGCAAGGCTTACTATATGGACTTTTATGACACAATAGGTAATGGAAGCGTGTTTTATTTTTATGGTAAGAATACGAGCGATAAATATATACACGTACAGCCACCGCATTTTGATGGTAAGATGGTTGATAGTGGATTAGATGCTACATTCTTAATTGAGTTTATTGAGGATGCCGAATTAACAAACTTACAAGAAGTTGTGTCGCTGCCAAGTCTGAATGTTAATAGGGGTAGCACTAATCAAGCTACATTTGTAGTTTATCCACAAAGTACACAGGCAAATACCGCAAGCCAACAAATCAGTTGATTGAATGGATCATTCCCCCAGGCGGAAGTTATGTAGCAAAGTTTAGTAATCTATCTGCTGCACAATGCCAGTATTTTCTAAGATTATTTTGGTATGAGGTGTAGTTAGTAGGTAGTAAATAAGAGAATAGAGTTTTTTAAGAGAAGGTCACATTGGGGGTAGCTGCCCGATGTGTGGGGGGTGGTTTCCCTTTCGCCACCCCTGCCTTCTTTATTTATTTGAAAGGGAATAAGAAAAGGGAAGTGGTTTAAATGAATTCAAAGAAGTGTAGCAAATGTGGCAACGAATATCCGCTTACATCTGATTATTTCTTTATGGATAAATCGAGGAAAAATGGGTTCAGAAGTGCATGTAAGAAATGTGATTGTGGTACGGAATTCTTTTCTAAGAAACAAACTTTTGATTATTTTTGGGAAGATATTTATAAAAAGCACGGCGTATATGAAATCAGAAACTGCAAATCTAATAAATCTTATGTGGGTAGTGCAAAAGACATTTTTACTAGATGGTGTGCACATATGAGTATGCTACGAAATAACAATCACGAAAACGTATATTTACAAAATGCTTACAATAAACATGGCGAAGATGCTTTTAAGTTTATAGTTCTAGAATTTATTCCTGATAAAAAGATGCTAGTTAAAAGAGAACAGCATTGGATAAATAACCTTGGCGTTTGCGATAAGACTAAGGGTTATAATTTAAATCCCACTGCTGGAAATGCTTTGGGTAGAAAAACATCCGAAGAAACAAAAGATAAATTAAAAAGGATTAACAATATAGAGATAGTTCAACTTGCCCCCAATGGCTCATTTGTCTCGGAATGGTTGAGTGCACATGAAGTGCAAAGACAAATTGGTTATAAGGCATGTAATATAAATAGATGTCTTAATGGACATATTCAAAGTTATAAAGGGTATGTGTGGGTGCGTAAATCCGATTACTATAGTGGAACATTTGTTCATAATACGGTGAAACTAAATAAAAGGCCAGTATATCAGTGTGACCTTAATGGCAATGTCATACGGCGGTGGGAAAGTTCACAGAAGGCGCGCAAAGAGACTGGTATATGGAATATTCATTCCGTATGTTGTGGAATTCAAAATACTGCGGGTGGTTTTAAATGGAGATTTGTGGAGGGAGAAGAGTTGATTGCATCGGATTAGCTCAAACAGTAACAAACCAAAGATTCCCCTTCCAGGGGTGTCGTGTGCTGCATGTGGTAAGGAACGTGATTCATCTCAGTTTTATAAGAGTTTTAATCCAGTTCATCAAACGGGATGTCTTCCGTATTGTAAACCATGTCTGAAAAAGATGATAACGGACGAACGTGGCAACGTTGATTTAGTAAAGCTGAAGAAAACGCTACAACTATTGGATAGACCATTCATTCTAGACATATGGAATACTTCTACATCTATGAGCAATCGAGATGCGTTTGGTACATATATGAAAAATATAGCAATGAAGCAGTATAGAAGTATGGGTTGGGCCGATTCTGTTTTTGATACACAATTTGATGAAGGCGACATAGAAACTACCCGTTCAGAGACACCGCAATCATCGTTGGATAGTATAGACACGTTTGTAGTAACAGACAAGATAATTGATAAGTGGGGAGTGGGGTATACTGACCAAGAATATTATTATTTCGAGAAAAAGTGGAATAAGCTGATAAACAATTATGGAGAAAAAACATCATTCCATATTGAGGGCTTAATAACTTATATAAGATTTAGGGTTAAAGAAGAATTGGCTACAGCAAACGGCCTGGTTAAAGAAGCAAAAGATTGGGCAACTATGGCTAAAGATGCAGCAACGGCAGCAAAGATTAATGTTTCGCAGTTGTCGAAGTCAGACATAAGTGGAGGTGTAGATTTACTCCCTCAGTTATTTGAGGCGGTAGAGACCGAGGTTGGAATAATTCCGATTTTACCAAAGCTAAAAGAACAGCCGTATGATGATGCCGATTTAATTATATGGTGTATTATAAATTACGCCAGAAGATTAGAAGATAAGCCCAGGATCGCTTATAAGGACATATGGCGGTTTTATGATGATATGCTTACGGAATATTTCACTCAACAGGGGTATGCTCCAGATATGGTCGAAAAAGAAAAAATCAAACGCAATAATGTTTTTCGCGATCTGGGAGAAGTATATAAAGAGCCTATTTATGAGAACGATCACTAGACATATAAAAGAATTTGCAGAATTATGCTCTTTTCTGCGTTGGATGCCGGATATCTTCTGGGATTTGTATAAGCCTGAAACAGGCGGATTAACCTTTGATTTACATCAAAGGGTGATGATTCGATTACTTTCTAGATTTCCAGAAAATTATTTTTGTGCTCCTCGTGGTATTTCTAAAACATTGCTCCACATTATGAATCAATATCATACTGCATGTTGCTTTCCGAACATAACCACCTCTATTACAGCATCTACAAAAGAGAGTGCGGTTAAAATTTGGAAAGATAAACATGATGAAATTCTTCGATTCTATCCATCTTTTGCAGAAAACATACGCACGGCTAATTTCTCTAAAGATCAAGGGCGTGTGGAATTTATTTCGGGAAGCGTAATTGATAACTTAGCTAATAGTCCGCAAAGCAAAGGTCTCAGAAGGCGCAGAGGCGGATTGGAAGAATCTGCCTTAATTGACAAAGACACCTACGATGATTGTATAGAACCAATTTTTAACATTCCAAGAACAACGATGAGCGGAGAAATTGATCCTCAAGAATTAAACTCGCAAATAAATCGGTATAGTACATCTGGCTATAAGAATAGTGATGAGTATGAAAAAATAATCAGTATTCTTCGTGATATGGTGGATTTGCGCGGAGGATTTGTTTTTGGTTCGGACTGGTTTATACCAGTTCATTTTGGCAGACAGAAGAAATCAGTTATAGACAAAGCAAGAAAAACCAATATTATCCGTTTTAGGCAGAATTATCTTTGTGATTGGGTGGGCGTGAGTGACGGCGGTTTGATTAATATATCCAAGCTAATCAAGGCAAGGAGTTTACCATCGCCGGAATTAGAATGTCCCAAAGACAAGCGTGGACACAACGAAATGGTTGAGTACGTAATAGGTGTAGATGTCGCAAGAAGTAACACTGAAAACAATAATAAAACTGCCATCGTAGTTCTTAAGATCATCAGAAACCAAGCAGGTGTCATTCGTCAGGTTCATGTAGTAAACATTATTACTCCGCCCAATGGACTGAATTATGAAGAACAATCTATTGTAGTAAAAAGAGTCTTTTATCAGTATGGCGGAGATTTAGATGTTAGTAAATCAAGAGTCAAGGCTATTGTCGTGGACGGAAATACAATAGGCCAGGGATTGGTGGAAAAACTTTTAGAGGATGTAACTGACTATGAAACTAATCAAGAATTGGGTTGCTTCGCTACTATCAACACGGAAGATAAGCCCAAAGTCAAAGACGCGCCCCCATTTGTATATGTTTTAAAGTCTCAGGGTATAAACGGAGATATCATAAGGACGTTTATTAACTTCGTTGAATCTAACAAATTGAAACTTGTGCGCTCGTTTGATGAGATAAAAGAGAATATCCCAAAGGGTGTAGATGAAGAAGCGGTGGAGACCATATGTGTTCAAACACAAGTTTTGATAGACGAGGTGGCGAATCTAAAACTTAAGAAAACACAAAATAGCGCATCTGTAACAGTGGAGCAAGTAGTAAAGCGAGTAGATAAAGATAGATACTCTGCTTTGGTATATGCTCTTTTTTATATTGCTCAGTTTCTTGAAGGACAAGAATCTGATGATGACTACGACTTCGTATTCACCCACTCCTAAATAGAAAGGAGGTTAAATGTGGACACTACAACTCAAAACATAGAACAAACATCCCACCCAGTAGAAATCAACAGCACAATGTTTAGCACCTTCGGCTTTGGTAGCGACATGCTATCTTTTGGTGATATTTCTGAGGAGCATATTAAAACATATATACAACATCCCATGCTCTACAATAAGCAGATTCGCGGTGTATCAAAGCGAATGTATAACTTGAATGGTTTATATGCACGAACTGTAGATAAGATGGTGGCATCCCCCACCCTAGACCATATAGTAATTCCGTTTGACAGCGGTAAAAAATCCCAAAAACGTGCTAAACGGGCCGACTACTTCCTGACACGAAAGATGAATCACAAACTTAGCACTCGCGATGTATTACTTGCTGCACTCTTAGAGGGGATGTACGTTGCCATACTTAGAGACACGAAAAAGAAAACATCTCAGATAGACACTACATTTGTTGATAGCTTAGACAAAATCGAAGGGCTGGCTATCGACACAAACTCCATGCTCCAGCCACTGGATAGGGACTATGTAAAATTTATCGGTTTTATGAACGGCGATTATGTATGTGCATTCGATATGATGTATTTCGACCAATTTAAAAACAACGGACTTGTTGCAGAAATAAAAAACTATCCAGTAGATTTTGTAAAAGCATACAATGAATACCGCAAAGATGCTAAAAAACGATGGTATATCTTAGACCAAAAAACAACATTTGCATATAAATATCGTTCACAGATTGATGAACCTTATGGGAGGCCATTGGGATTATCTGCTTTGAACGATATTTTGTTTGCTGAAAGTTATACAGATAGCCAGCGTGGTAATTTATATGAAAACTCTGGCACAATTCGTTGGCTCAAACAACCACAAGGCGAAAAGCAGGGACAATGTTCCTTAAACAAGGATCAGCAAAAGAATCAGTACGATAACTTTAAGAGTGCGGTCACTAATACAGTGCAACGTGGCAACAGGCGTATATCGCAAACAACAACTCTTGTTCTTGCTCCTGGTACTGAAGTTGGCAAGTTGGAGAACGATAGTACTTTTTTGAAGGATACATTAACAGAAGAGAACTTAAAGTCTGTAAGCACAGACTTGGGGCTTGCTCTTGCCGCATTAAATGGCACTGGCGAGGGAGCTAGTTATAGTTCGTTGGCAGTCAACTTAGACCTAATGTTAGCAGAAGTATTCCAGATGTTAGAGCAGATAGAGTGGCAATTTACCAAGGTAATTAACAATTTTCTTGAGATCCCTGAAGACGAATGGGTTGAATTTAAGTATTTAAGAACATCCATCCTTAATCGGGAACAAGCGTTTAATAATGCCAAAGACCTCTATACTCTGGCAGGAGGGTCAAGATTATACCTATACGCTACTGGTTCGGGCGACTCTAATACATATTTAAAGTTGCTTGATTACGAAAAATCAATGAAATTCGATGAAAAATACCTGCCGCATCCAACATCCTTCACTATATCTGATAGTGCCGACAAAACTAACCCCGAAGATAATGTTGGAGGTAGACCAAAGAAACAAGATGGCGAGTTGAAAGACACAGGTGTTGCTCAACGAACTAACGGCAGTAATAAACAACAACGACCTGGACAGAAGAAATAGTTTAAATAGGGGGAGATTAGAATGTCTGATTTATATTGCAAAGATAATGCTGAGTATCGTAGACGGATTGGACAAAACTTAGAGACATTGATTACAGAAGCCGCAGCATTACAAGTGGATGTAAATGAACTTATTGCTGTGGTACTTAATCAAGTGGGTATTTTACCAGAGGTAATTGCTGTTGGTACTACCATTATGGGAGTAGTAGGAACATATACATCTGACGCAGATGCGGTAGCAGGTGACATAGCACCCACTAAAACAGCGTATGTGAATGGTGTAAAGATTACTGGCACTAGTGTTGCCGTTGATACATCCGATGCTGATGCTTTGGCGGAGCACATCACGCTTGGTAAGACAGCATACGTAAACGGCGTTAAGATTACAGGCACATTGGTTTAAATCTTATAAAGTCCACTGAAAGGTGGTGAATATATTTTGTGAAAAATTCTATCATTGAAATCTCTAAGAAAAAGGGCAAGTCAGGCCGCACCCCGATTCGCATGATTCTTCATGAGATACACACAGACGAAAGTCTTTATAACAAAAACGGCATTACATGGGTTAAGGATTACTGTGAGCAAAACCTGGAGTCGGTTAAAGGAATGCCATTAGTGGCACAATTCTTAGATGAAGACAGAACGATACCTTATGGTGGGCATGGCAACATGGTAGTTGAAGAAAATAAGGTAATATTTGAAGACAGTCTCGTTGTTGGTTCATTTGAAGAAGGCATCATTGTTGAAGGCATCGAGGTTAATGGGAAAACCATTGATGCGGTTGTGGGAATAGGATATGTTTACGATCAGCGATTCCCTAAGCTAGTAGAATACCTACAAGAAGAACATGATGCAGGCAATCCAGTAGAAGGTTCCGTTGAAATTTGTGCAGATCAATCAAAGGGTAATACTAAAATTGTATATGATGGCGGTTGGAAAGAGCATGGTCGCAAACCTCAAGTTTTTGAGTATAGTGGTCATGCTTTAATAATTGGTCAAACTCCGGCTGATGATTCTGCACTAATGTTGGAATTAAATTCTTATTTGGGTAAGGCTGGTGATAAACAAGATATGAAGGTTTTAGTTAAACAAACATCAATAGAAATCAACAAGCTTTCCTTTGATGATATAGCTACTCTAGTTACTAGAGCATTCAACGCTGCAATGGGAATTAAGACGGACGGATGCTACTACTACGATAGCGAATATTATATTCACAAATTCTACCCAGTATCTAGCGAGGTAATTATGCGTCGTTGGAAAGACCCTGGCGAGTACTTTATGACTACCTATAAGGTAGAAAATGCAGTAGTCACCATTGGTGATATCGTCAAAGTAGAGGAAAATTGGAGTCCGGTTTCTGGTGCATCTACCGTTGAGGTAAATGCATTAAAGATAAAAGAAACAATAGACAAACCAAAAGAAGGAGGGAATAGTCTAGTGGGTGTTGAGGAATTAAACGCAAAAATTGCGGAACTGAGCAAGAAACTATCCGATTTAGGTGCAGAAAAGGACGACAAAATTGCTGAATTAAATGAACTTTTGGTTAATGCCAATAAGTCATTGACAGAAGCAAATAACAAGAAGAATGAATTGGAAGTTGAATGCAATGGATATAAGGAAGAACTTAATAAGATTGAAGCGCAAAAGAAACAAGCAGAAGTGAATGCATACTTTGATTCAGAGATTCCTAAGAACAACTTTGAAGCAAATGAGGTTGAATCTCTTAAGGGGTATGTAGAAAAATGCGACTTAGACGGACTTAAGAAAGCAGAAGCGGAATTGATTGTTCAGAAGTTTAAGGCTAATGCTACTAAGCCAGTGGAAACCAATACTGCCGATAAGAACACCAATCTATTCTTCGCTACAAAAGTAGAGAAGATTGATGATGTTGAAGCCGGTAAATCTCTATTTAATAAATAAGGAGGAATTGAAATATGGGTCTTTTTAAATTTCAGAACTATAGTGCAATAAAGAATGCTCAGGACAATCCTAGAGTAGCTGCTACTGTTGAAACAGTAAATGGCAATATTTTTGGTATTACTGATGTTGCTGGTGCAGAGGTTCAAACTCCGTTTGCTCTTGCTGCTGATGCTCAAGGTGAAGTATGGGTAATGCACAATATCGTAGATAAGCCTGAAATCCGTAACTATGCTGACTACAGTGTGCTTCCTGGTGAGTTCATCAGGGCCTTCCGTCTTAACAATCTTGTTGGCGAACTCGTAGAGCTTTCTGGTGATCTCGTCATCAATGGTGGTGGACTACCTCCGGCTGTAGGCGTAGCTCTTGTTCCTACTGTTGCTGCTGACGCTCCCGACATTATGGTTTGGAAAACAATTGCCAATCCTGCTGGTTATTCCGTATATCTTGAGATTACCGCAATTACCACCTTTGGCATGTTCACCAT